GACATTATTAAATGATAACCAAAAAGCTAGCTTAATCTCTTATACATATAATGGTGGTCCAGAAAGATTAGACGATGATGATAGAAATATATCAGCCGCAATAAAGGCCAAAGACTATACTCTTGCTGCACAACGAATAGGTGCTGGTCCAATAACATCTAATGATGAAGTTTTAGATGGTTTAATAAGGAGACGAAAAATAGAATCGCAAATATTTGCTAAACCAGTTTAATAATCGTATCTTTGCAAGATGAAGATTGCAAATATAGTTTCGGCAGATAAAATAACTGCACCACAAGAGTTTAATGTGGTGTCATCTATTGATGATATTATAATTGGATTGCCGACACTAATCATTGGTTATAACTATGTTAATAAACACTATCCTAATTTTGACATTGGAGAGATATTAATATCTGATAATGTCTATTGGACCTTTAAGAGGACAGAAAAGCGAGATAAGCATTCTGAAGACTTAAATTGGTTTATACTTAAGGTATACGGTGATTTATTAATTAAATTATCTTACATCTTTGTTGACCCAATACAATATAAGCCAAAAACCCTAGTAAAGATTATTAGGAAGATATTAAATATAAGCAATAAGATTGCTTATTTAAGTGGTTCGATGGTATACATCTATGGTGATGAATATGTCTTTGGTATTGATTTAAAGCTATTAGAATTTGTTGGACTTGATACCAATAAAATTATGGGTAAAATAAGGTTAAGTTGTGATACGCTATTAACCGATGATACCGTTGCTGATTTAAGGGCCGATTTTCAAATATTCCCAAATGTGTCCAAATACATACCTTATTTATTTTCATTACGAAATGCTTAGTTATTAATGGGTTTTTTTCTTATTATAAGATATTTATATTAAGATAACGACTAGTTAAACATTAATTTATGGAAAATAATAAAACTAACCCAAATACTAATAAAGCCTCTGAATTAGACAAGGCTCTAGATGCAATGTTAGAAAACGGTAAAACAAACGATATGGATTGTAGTTCAGGTGTTTGTATTATTAAAGGTGATAAGAGTATTGTTGAGCGTATCAACAAAAAAATAATAACTGAAGACGGAAGACAACTACTATACTAATGAAAAAAACTAAATTTAAGCCAGAATTACTAAATGAGGAATTAAAGAAGTTTAGGCTTTTGTGTGAATATGATTTCTACCAAGAGAAAAAAGAAGCACCTGAGTATAAGGATATTATTCTAGGTTCATCTATTGCTGAAGAAGAAGGTGATGCACAAAATGATGAAGTTAAACCAGTAGATGACACTGAAGGTGCTGCTGATGTAGCCAATCAATTAGGTGTTGATACACCGAGTGATGGTTCAGAAGAAAATATGACAGATATGCCAGAACCAGACATGACCCCAGAACCAGAACCTGTATCTGATGATGTAGAGGTTGACGTAACATCACTTGTTAAGGGTTCGCAAGAGGCAAAAGATTCTGCTGATGCGGCAAATAAAAAAAGTGAAGAATTACTACAAAAATTAACTAATTTAGAAGCTAGAGTTGCATCTATGTCGAAGTTAAACGACAAGATTGACGGTCTTGAACGAGAATTTATTAAGCGCAACCCTACACCAGTTGAAAAATTGGAGATGAGGTCTTTAAGTTCTGCACCATTTAACCAAAAGTTGGGTGATTATTGGTCAGAAAAAGAAGGCGCATATGATGTTATGAATACAGAAAAAAAACCTAAAGAATATATTCTAACAAAAGATGATGTAAATGTTGGTTATAATGACGCAACGATTCAAAAATCTTTTTCACCAAAATCCTACGATGAGGAAAACTTAGGTGAATACGAAGTAGAAGAATATTAATAATAAGGCCCCGATTTCGGGGCTTTATCTTTTTTAAAACTTTTTTCAATTTTAACTTGTGTGTTGACAAAAATCTTAGTATCTTTGTTTTCGAAAGTTAGTTATACCCCAAAAAACTACTTGACTTTCTCCAAATATTTAGTATATTTGTAACAAGAAAATAGAATAAATAACATACATAAACAAAGAAAAAAGTAAGAAAATGAGTGAACAAATTAACCCTCTAGTAGCGATGCTAGAACAGTATGAACAAAACAATAAACCTCGCTACGAGAAGAAAGAAAACAAGGTTTATGATTTAAAGAATTATTTTACAACCTTCCTACCAGTAGGTGTGGATTCAGCAACTAAAACCATTAGGATTCTTCCAAATCCATCTGGAACACCATTTACACAAGTACATGTGCATACGGTTTATGCTGATAACAAGTCAACTAAGTATGCGTGTCTTAAGCATGAGAAAGGTGAGGCATGTCCATTTTGTGAGGCACGTGAAGTATTGTTATCTACTGGTAACGAGGCCGATAAAGAATTGGCTAAAAAGTATTCAGCTAAACAAGTATACGTTGTTAAGATTATCGATAGGGATAAAGAGTCTGAAGGAATTAAGTTTTGGAGATTTAACCATGATTACACTAAAAATGGTGTAATTGATAAGATTTTGGGAATGGTAAAGGCTTTGAAAAAAGACATTACTCATCCAGAAACTGGTCGTGATTTAGTTATTACGATTAACAGAAACCAAAAGGGTAATCCAACTGTTACATCGGTTGCATCTTTGGACCCTTCACCACTAAGCGAAGATGCAGCTTTGTCTCAAGCTTGGTTAGCTGACACAAGAACATGGGAAGACGTGTATTCGATTAAGTCTTATGACTATTTGGAGATTATCGTTAAGGGTGGCGTACCAGTTTGGGATAAAGAAGCTAAGACATTTGTTGATAAAACAACTGTAGCTGAAAAAACTGAAATCGAAAACCTTGATACTGAATTAACACTAGGTGTTGAAAATGTTAAGGCTAGTATTGTAGCAGCTTACGAACCAGAAGAAAGTGAAGAAGTAGATGCTGGTGCTGGTGATGAATCTGATGACCTACCGTTTTAATTTATCGGTAAATAATTAATGTCAAAATTGGGTGAGGAATCACCCTTTTTTGTCCTAGAATAATAATATTTTTTAATACTTCCAAATGGCAAAATTACCTAGTAAGACTGTAAATGGTGGTAAACCACCGATTAATAAAGTACCTTTCGATTTAGATGGATTCTTAGAATCAGAAGGATTAAACTCAGAACCAAAAGACAAAGAATTATCTTGGATTCCGCTTTCAAAAGCTTGGCATGATGCAATAAAACTTCCTGGTTTTCCACGAGGCTATGTTAGCCTAGTAAGAGGTTATTCAAACACGGGTAAGTCAACAGCATTTTATGAAGCCATTGTTGGTTGTCAGAAGATAGGTGATTTTGCAGTAGTGATTGAGACTGAGGGTAATTGGAATACTGAACATGCCAAATTGGTTGGTGTTAAGTTCATTGAGGTTGTTAATGAGGAAACTGGTGAGATAACAGAAAAACCAGATGGCTTCATGTTAGTAAGAAGTCGTGACTTGTATAATAAATATAAGAATTATGACCACCAAAGTAGTGAGATGAAATCAAAGCCAACAAGAGGTGAACCAGTAATTGAGGATGTGGCGTTATTTATTTCTGAAATGATTAAAAAACAAGAACAGGGCCTGTTCAATATGAACCTATGCTTCCTTTGGGATTCAATTGGTACCCTTAATTGTTACAAATCAGCTTGTTCCAATTCAAGTAACAACATGTGGAACGCTGGTGCTATGGGTGCTTTCCCAGGGATTGTCAACTTTAAAATTCCATCAAGTAGGGCTGAGGATAGTCAATTCACAAATACATTTATTTGTGTTCAGAAGATTTGGTTGGATAGCATGAATGGTACAGTTATTAAGCACAAGGGTGGGGAATTTATGTTCTTTAATTCTAGGCTTATTGTTCACTTGGGTGGTATCTTAACACATGGTACTAAAAAATTAACAGCTAAGGCCCTAGGTCAAGACTTCCAATACGGTACTGAAGCTAAGATTAGAGCTGAGAAAAACCATGTTACTGGTATTGAAAGAAACGGTGTTATCGCATCAACGCCACATGGATATGTTAATCCAGAAGAGTTAGATGCATATAAAACAACAAATAGAAAATTTATCCATGATGCTTTAAACGTGAGCTACGATACTAAAATTGAGTTCGGTGAAGAAGAAGGACAAATGGAAGGTGATAGTGTGTAAGTTATTTTTTAACTAACTAAAAAACTAAATGTGAACAAAAGACCACCACGTAATGGTGTACCTAAATTAAAAATACAAAATACATTATTGGTAGACGGAAATTCCTTGTTTAAACTAGGGTATTTTGGTGCTAAGAACGAATATAACCATAATGGTCAACACATAGGTGGTTTATCATCATTCCTTGTTATATTACGCAAGATATTAACCGAAGACTTATACCATAGGGTATATGTCTTTTGGGATGGTAACTTTAGTGGTAAGCTTAGATATGAGATATACGAACCGTATAAAAGTGACCGAGGTAAAGATTTCTTAAATGGTACACAACCAGATGACCTTAGCGAATTAAACCAACGCAAATTGGTTTGGGAATACCTAAATGATTTATACATCAGACAACTAAAAGATGAAGTAATTGAAAGTGATGATTTCATTGCTCATTATTGTCTAAGCTGTGATATTAACGAAAAAATTACAATTGCATCATCAGATAGAGATTTTCTACAACTGATATCGGATAATATACGCATATATTTTTTAGATTTAAAGGTATACGTAGACTCAAACAATTTTTCAACATATTTCTCACATCATAAGGGAAATTCAGTCTTACTTAAGACCATGGTTGGTGACCGAAGTGATAGCATCAAAGGCATTAAGGGCTTAGGTGAAGATACGTTAATTAAGTTATTTCCAGAAATAAAGGAACGAGTATTAACGATTGATGAAGTAATAGAGTTAGCCAAGCAACAACAAACAGAAAGGATAACACTTAAAAAGAAACCTCTTAAGGTATTAGACAACATTATCAATAAGGTTACTGATGGTGTACAGAAGGAAAAGATTTACGAGATAAATGAAAGGCTTGTGAACCTAAATAAACCCATGCTAACAGATAATGGTTTAGAGGAACTAGAATCCTTAGTAGATGGTACCTTAAATGAGTCTGGTAGGGACCTAAAGAACGTCCTTAAGATGATGAAAAGAGATGGTCTAGATAGGGTATTCGGTGAATCTAGATATGCTGACTTCTTAATACCCTTTAAGAAATTAATTGAACGAGAAAATAACATTTAATAATAAAAAAAAATTTACAATGACAACAGCAACAGTTAGAACATCAGAACCAAGAAAATTTGTTGAACAAAGATTTGAGTTCATCCTTTACATCAATAATCATATCATATGCCAGAGGTATTTTGATATTAGAGATTTTAATGACAAATCAATCAACTCTATTGAGATTGGTGAATTAATGGACGCTATTTGCGGTATGGATAATGGTGATTTTGGTACTATGGGTATAATACCAAACTACCTTAAGAAGAAAAGCAAGGAATACCTATGGTCTATGTATAATCCATATGCCGAACCATTTGAACAACCCTATAAGGACAATTTTGAAAAACTTGATAACTTCCAATTTGAGATAAAAATTGACAAGCAAACTGTTGGTTTTCAAACATTTAACGGTAATAATTTTCCGACAAAGGTTAGATATGCTGTAGACATTAAAGAGATTATTCCAGCTATCATGGCTGAAATAAGATTGTATCTTAGTCGAAATAAATATACCAAAAGTATGGCCTAAGCCATACTTTTTATATATTTATAATAACAACAATTTAATTAATATTGGTAGAATTTTATGGCTAAAATAGATAAGGACAGTTTAGGGTATTTAGGGTTAGATTATCAAATGAGATTTGTTGCTCAACTGTTAACGGATAATAGATTTGCTCAGTCAATAATTGATATTGTTGACCCGAATTATTTCGCAGACCCATACTTGAGGGTTATAGTTGCAACAATTAAGGATGCTAAGGAACATGATGATATTATACCTGATATGGGTAGTATTGAATTTAGATTATTGGAAGACATTAAAGATGACATTCAACAAAAATATGCTATATCTCAATTAAACAAGATTAAGAATACCAGCTTGTATGATACATTAAAAGTGCAAGATATAGCAATGAAGTTTTGCAAGCAACAGGAGTTAAAGAAATCAATAAAGTCCATTCAAACAATAATTGACAAGGGTGATTTTGAGAGCTATGACGAGTGTGAATCAATACTACGTAAGGCGTTAGAGCATGGTGATAGCAAGGATGATACTATCGATGTTCTTGATAATATTGATTCGATATTATCAGATGATTTTCGTCAACCAATAAGAACTGGTATTGGTTTTTTAGACGAAGTTATGAATGGTGGTTTATCTAAGGGTGAATTAGCGTTAATCTTAGCACCCTTTGGTATAGGAAAAACGACAATGATAACTAAGATTGCGAATACCGCCATGAATGATGGTTACAATGTTATACAGATATTTTTTGAGGATAACCCAAAGGTTATTCAGCGTAAGCACCTATCTTGCTGGACTGGAATTGATTTAAATGATTTATCGTTACATACCGATGAAATAAATAATCTAAAAGAGGAAAAAAATATTAATCCTAAAGGTCAGATTAAATTAAAGAAATTTCCAAGTGCTGGTACAACAATACCTATGATACGCCAGTATATACTAAAAAAAATAGCTGAAGGCTTTAGACCTGATATAATCTTATTAGACTATATTGATTGTGTGGCACCTTCAAGAAGATATGATGATGCTAACATTGGTGAGGGTATTGTTATGCGTGAATTTGAATCAATGTTGGATGAATTAAACCTAGCTGGTTGGACCGCTGTACAGGGAAATCGCTCAAGTATTAAAGCTACGGTTGTTGAATCAGACCAAATGGGTGGGTCAATCAAAAAAGGACAAATAGGTCACTTTATTGTATCAATAGCTAAGTCGTTAGACCAAAAAGTGGATGGAACAGCAACGATGGCTATATTAAAGTCTAGATTTGGTAAGGATGGATTAATATTCGAGGATATTGTATTTAATAACTCAACGATACAAATTGAGAATAATGAATTTAAGGGTGGTAGAACACAAGTAGAACACAGAAAAGATGTTGAGGTTAATAATCAACAAAGGGTAAATGATTTGTTAAATGCAACTAGACTTAGAAGAGAAGCATTAAATAACGGTAACTAAAATAATATTAAAAAATGTATTTAAAAGACAAAGGATTAAAGAAGAGGTATGTTATATTTCCAATCATACACAATGATTTATGGCAAAAGTATAAAGGGGTGGAATCTCAGACTTGGGTTGCCGAAGAAACTGATTTATCAAAGGATAAATATGATGAATTAAAAGATAATGAAAAGCAATACCTAAAGAATATACTAGCGTTTTTTGCGGTATCTGATGGATTGGTTATTGATAACCTAGCCACAAATTTTTTACGTGAAGTTGAAATACTAGAGGCACAATATTTTTATGGTCATCAAACATTTATTGAACAAGTTCATGCGAATGGTTATTCTTTATTGATTGAAACATTCATACAAAACCTAGCAGAAAGAGATGAACTTTTCCATTCAATGGATACCAATATTGCAGTTGCAACAAAGGCTGAATGGGCTGAGACTTGGATACAACACCCATCTTTTTCACATAGATTGGTTGCGTTTGCTTGCGTAGAAGGTAT